CTGACGAAACTTCTGTTGCGTCTGTGCCAGATAACGAATCTGCTTGGAAAGGACGTTATTTGAGAGATAGCCACCAAGGGAACTCGTTGCCCATAGTTGCTGACTCATTCAAATCTCCTATTGTCTAACGGGAACCCTAGCGTTCTGGTATTTCCGCCTAGACGTAATTTCTTCCATAACTTTGTCATTGTCGCTTAAACTTCTTGAAGGGGAGACTTCGTGCGTCTCCTCAGCCCCATCGCTGGACGGTTCGACTAGCACCTGTCTTCGCTTCGGTTTCGGGGCATCATCAACAGTGAGAGTTTCTTTTCTATTTAAACTACCTTGATAAATCTCTCTAAACGCATCGGCTACTGCTCTACGGAATCCCATGACCTTATCAGGGTCTGAGTAGTCCCTAGCGTGTAGCTCTTTATCGTGATAGAGACTCATAGCGGTGCGATACAGTAGACCTTTCTGATTAGATAGATTCATATCATCATCAGCGACTACTTTCCCGCTTTCGTCCCTTACCACATAATCATTCTGAAGAGCGTTCCAATCCTGCAACTGTTTGGCTTGAGCATCTGATACCTTCTTCGTCCTTGAATCCAACTCTTCCATAGCTGACTTTCGTTCAGCCTTGGCTCGACGTTCAGAAATGTAATCTAGTACTCTAACCTCTTCTTCAACATTACCCTCTTCCCTGACCTTTTTAAGATATGCAGAAATCTGTTCTAGTGTGGGTTCATCTGATTTTTTATCATCTTTGTTCCCGATCACTTGTTGATTCTGCTTTGCCCTAATCTCTTCAAGTTCTCGTCTTGTATCCTCTAACTGTTCTTCGACCGTCTTGCGTTTAGCGACTTCTTTGTCGATACGTTTCTGGACCTTCGACTTAACTCGATCAATAGGGTCTACCTCTTGAACATCTTCTTTTGTCTCTTCGGGTTTATCGGATTTAACATCCTCGGCCTTAGCCTTATCTCCCGTATCTAAAAGCTGTTCAATTGCGGCCTTTGAGTGGGTAGTGTTCTCTTCGATTGCAAGATTCTCAACTTCTTCTCTGCGTTTATCAATGAGCTTTACTGCCGGTGATTCTTCAGCGGTTTTGGTTGATTCTAGTTCTTTCGGAATCTGAGACTCGCCGATCTCTTTATTCTCAACTGTCATTTTTATTTCTCCAAGGGTTTAGGTGAAGCCCTAGAAACACTTTCACCTCAAGTTTAAGGACTTTGGGGTCCTACTAATAGTTTAACATCCCATGCAAGCTTTATTAAATTCTGAACTCTTTTCCTAACTCCCTAACAGCCTTATCCCCCTCTTTCTTTTGGATTCTTTCAAGAATAGCTTGCGCTCTATTCCTAGAATAAGCTGTTGGACTCTTACACTCTTTCTTTAACTGTCTCCTAGCAAACTCATATTCACACTCAGGCATCTTTTACTTTAACCTCATCTGATTGTTTATTAGGTAGGTAATAATTAATGTCACGAACACCCAAGCTAATAGCTTCGTCAAACATACTACGTTCTCGTTCATTTGAGTTCATCACTTTCTTAAGGATACTTTGAACGGTTTCTTTCTTTTTCACTTTTTCCTCTGTGACATGCTAATCGCAATCGCAATTGCTTCCTTCTTATCAGTAACCTTCGCACCAGAACTAGACTTTAACTTTCCCTTCTTCCATTCCCCCATCACTTTTCCTATTTTCTTCTGATTACCAATCTTCTTCTTCTTTAGAAATTTCATTCAAGTCCTCCAAGAACGGATTTACAATCGGCTGATGCTTCTCTATTTTTTCTTCTTCTTTTTTGGCTTGCAGCCCATATTTAGCCTCCACGAATGAGTAGATACGATTAACGAGTTCTTTAAGAGCGAGTGAGTATCCAGATAGGAATTGTAATCTTGATATATTCGCACTCTTGTTGAACTCCCCAAACATCCACTTGTTACTTACCTGTTTACCGTCCACTCCAGCAATAGACTCGTCAATAACAGGTTTAATAATGTCCAGGTAAACTTCGGAAGCGAGAAATTCCTCAACCAATTCACCATTGTGTTTGATGAGAGATTCTCTACTTCTCTCCTCTGCCCTAGCCTTGCGTGGGCTGAGTTTCTTTCTTGATCCCTGGATTTTTCTGCCCATTCTTCATCCCCTCAGATTGTAAATGGATTGATATGTGTTTTTCTAAACGCCCCACGAAATTTTGATCGGCTAACGCCTGAGCATTATTCGGATCTTGCATGTAAGCCTCGACAACTTGAAGATGTGTATCATCATTGTCGTTAGGATGAACAGCTGCATCGAATCCCATACGCATACGAACGATCTCTTCCTGTTGTCTCTCTACATCCTGTGATCGCATCTCTGCTGGCTTCGTCAGGAAGGTATCGGGATTCTCAATGTCCCTGTCTCTATTAAGCCAGTCATAGAACAAGTTATACATGTTCTCCTGAGTAAGTAGACCAGCGGGTGCTGCACCTTGCATAAGAATCTGGATTCTTGACAATGCCCTCTGATTCTGCAACTCGGCATCAGTGGCTTCCACAGAACCAACCCACGATATGTTCACCTTCACCAAGAAGTCCTCTGGCTTCAGTAACGTCCCCCCAACGTAACGTGGCGTATCCACCGAGTCCTTAAGGATGAAGTACATGTGCTGTGCGACTTCCGAAAGAGTCTCTAAGAAAAGTGCAATATCTGCACTAATCTGTCTACCGGAACTCTGCTGAACCGTCTGAATCTCAGTTGCAGTACGTGAACCACCAGGATTAACGGCAGAACGTAGAGAGAAATCTGCTATCGATAGGTACTCTTCCGCATAGGCTTTCGCTTGTTGTTCGAGTCTTTCACTCGACATATCAACAGTAATTCCTTTGTTAATTTGTTCAACCTCTCCTGTCTCAGCTTCGATGATCTGACCAGGGCGGAACCGGATTTCATCTCCTGCGAGGCCGAGTTGCTTTGATACTCTCCACATCGGTGCGTTGTTAAACTCATCTCTGATTAACCTAGCGTTATACATCTTCTCTATGGTTTGGTGGAGTCCTCTAATCTTTTCGGGAACACCACGGCTGGAATACCAACGAGGAGATTTAAGTTCAAAATCGTGTTTCACATAAGTAAATAAACCATGTGAGTATGGTAGTTCTCTTTCCTGCAATATAACAATATCACCTTCGGGCTGTTGACCCTTGTTAACACTATCAGCACTTCTTTCGACCCATGTGAATACCCACTTCTTGTCTTCGTAATAAGTCTGGCATTCCCTGACGTTGAATAACGTAGACTTCTGTTCACTTGGATTAATCCCTTCTGCTGTGGCCCAAGAATTAGTCGTTAAGGAATCATCATTGGTTCCATTATCGGGATCTAACTTCTCAACAGCACCCCCATCATAGATTCCACTCTCAGCCAACTCTTTAATCTTGTGATAGGGCATCCACATGTCGTGAGTGATGCGGGTTGTGTTTTGAAGTTCACAGGTGGAGGACGGGACAATAATCCTAATACCCTTCTCAGGAATAACAGATGGTTCGCTGTACGATTTATCAACAGTGAATTGTACGAAATTCTTACCACCCTTAACCTGCTTAACAATAGAGGTCAGCTCTTCCGCATCTTCATCATCATCAGGATCTAGTTCATAACGCACAATGAAGTAATTCTTAATCTCTGCATCCTTCAACTTGCGAAACGCCTTCAAATCTTCTGTAGGAAACTTCTTTAAGTCCAACTTAATATTCGCCTTCTTCGTGTAGAACTTCTCAATGACCTTGAATAAGCTATGACCATTCTCAAGGAAGTAATCTACGAACAGTGTAATCTTCTTTGCCCATTGGAAATCTCTCTTACGGACTAGGCCATTTAACGCCGACTCAATTCTCTTAGCCGATTCCTTAGCAAATGGAGGTTGTTCCACTCCCTCTTCCACCGTCACCACAATCTGCTTCTTCATCATGGTAGCGACACTTACATACATCGCCTTAAGTTTCGTAATAAACTTGTCGGTAATGGGGATGGGAACAGAACTCGCACCAGGATACGGATTATTCGTCCTCTTTCTTAGACCAAGCCTCAGGTTATACGCCACCACCTGCTTATCCTTCCAAGTCTGTCTATCCTGATCGTCTTGCCGTACACGTTGAGCTAGTTCCTTGATAAACTTATATCTCTCAGAATCATTAGCCGAAATCTTATTACTCTTTTCCTTCAACTCAACTTCTTGCATGGGAACTCTCTTTCTGAAAGTTAATAGCCTTGTTCAAATCTTTTAGATGTTTAACGTAAAGACTAAATATCTTTATCAATTCTTCTCTATTGTAAATAAGGTTGTACATTGGAGAAGTCTGCATCCTCATACAATCTATTTTATACCCCAAGTCAATGATTTCTTGCTCAAAGTCGTTATTTTTGGTCAATTTTTTGCACAATTTTGTCAAAAAGTTCAGTATTTAGGGAAATATCGTATGGAAGTCTAACCTCAACGTCTTCTCTTGTAATCCTAATCACATCAGGTCTTGATACTTTTGCTAGTTCATAAACTGATTTTCTTTCTGTTCCAACATGAATAGTCCTTGGAAACTCAGTCCAGTTTTTAATAACAATCCATATCTTCTTAGCTATAACATCGGCATAATCAGCTGATGTAAATTGATCTACACAAGCTCCATCGTGGTTAAAAGGGCGTGGTTTAAAGCTAGTTCGTATGTTTACTCCGCTAGTTCTCAACGCCTCATATTCCCCAAGTAACTTAGTTAACCCATAAAAATTTACAGGTTCCGGGTATTCATCTTCTTTATAGTTTCCAAGTCTCCCATTAAAAACCCCGTCAGTAGAGATGTATATCATCGGGATTCCAAGTAGTGCCAAATTCCTAGTTCCTATCACATTGGTGTCGTAGCAAATCTTTTTGTCATACTCTGCATTGGCTACATCGGTGTAGGCGGCACAATGAACAATTAAATGATAATCTTCTTCAGTGAATACATCTTTGGACAAAATATCCATTTCTTTATGAGTGGGTGCGTCATACTCCACCCCATTCTCTCTAAATATCTTCTGCAACTCTTCACCAATTAATCCATAACCACCAGTTAGTAAGATACTACTCATCTAATCTATCCCCCCAAGACCCATAAGCATCCTCATCAGAAATTACCTTCCCACTCCCAAACGCATTCCTGCTCTGTCTATACCTATCCTTCATCTCAACTTCGTCCCTAGAGTGAGTGTACTTAAGTCCCTCGACACTTAGCACCCACGCATCTGCTCTATCCGGTGAGGACGATATCAACTTCTTAATTTCTTCTTTCGGAATAATAATGATTCTTCCATTCTTAGTCTCGTACTTCGTGGCGTTTAATTGGCGGTGAAGTGTATAATCATCATCCATCTGGACATTCCCAGACTTAAGCATCTTAGCGGCGTTGTAGTAACACTCAGCCCTCTTGTTGAAGAACTTCACCTTGTCCGTAGCCATCTCGTTGGACTTAAATGCTATCAACTTAACCCCGTCATTATTCTTACCAAGTAATGCCGCAACAGCATTAACTAAGTCATTACCTATAGCATCACAAATAAATACTTGTGCCGAGTATCTATTAATCATTGTTACGCACTCTGCGGATAATCCCTGAACTCCACCGCCTTTCATATACTTTCGATCTAGGATATTTCCGTTATTGCTGACATAGATTACAGCCTCATCATCACCCTCACCTGCGTAGTCAGCCGCAACAATAACTCTCTCCCTGGACATATTAGGCTTATGATGCACACCCTTCTTCAAGTCTTCCCAAGGGAACAATATCCCCTCATCCGACATTTCATAAGAAATATCAAGTTCCTGAGCAATCGCAATCTTGTCATAATTTCTTCTTGCACACTCATTCTGATACCAGCCCTCATTCTTCTCAGGATGAATCTTCCAATGGAAAGTCCTGGTGTCTATGGCTCCTGAGTGTCTAAGCTCAGCAAAGTGGTTATTGAATCCCTGAGGCGTAGAAACAACAACACGACAGTTTGTAGAGTCTCCAGAGGACCTCCATGCCGCCTTATCGCATTCCCAAAACGCAAACTCATCAAAGAATATTGCCCTGCGTCTACCACCACGGCTAAAGTTATTATTAGTCGCCTCCCCCGTGATAGTCGCTCTCGACGCAGGGTTAATAATCCTCATGTAGTTGGAGTGAGTCTTGAGGTCAAATCCTTGTGGGCGAAGAAACGCTGGCTCGTTCTTAATAATGAATCTTATCTTCTCCATCAAGGTATCCATGTTGCCCATGACATCGATGTAGGATTCCTTACGAGAACCAACGAGGAAGTCAAATCCACTTCCAGCAAACTGCCAGTACCAAGTAAGTACGAGAAGTACGCACCAAGTGACACCCATGTCTCTAGACTTATCAATAAGCAAATCCTTCTGGTTATCTATCCTCCAACACAACTCCTTTATGAACTTCTCTTGAAACTCGTACAGGACAAACGGTATTACAGAAGGATTCTTCCGAGGATCGTAGGTATAGACAAACGCATTAATCCAGAATATTATATCCTCTTTACAAACACTTTTTAAAAGAGCCTGTAGTTCAGCACTACGAGCAGTCTTTAAGCCAAGATTTACACGAAACTCCATGTTCTCCTGAAGAGTCCTCGGACACTCGAATGCGGCGTTCATAGCAGTAACCTTGTCCAAGTTACTCCCATTGGCCTCCATGATCGTGGACACCTTAGCAGTAGAACCTGTGATATCCGGTTGTTTAAAAGGTACGCTCACTCTACCTCATATTCCACATAAGCAATCTGCGGATTAGTCAAACTAAACGAAATCACCTTATTCTTATCATAACTATACACACTCATATTCGCCCCACAGAGACTTGAGCGTTCTTGGTCGTAGTTGAAAGACTTGAGTTTAATCTTGGACTTGTCGGTGAAGGCTATGGTGAATTTCATGTGAGCTCCTTATGTTAATCGACTAAAAATTTATATATAAAAAAAATATGAAAAATTTGTGAGAGGTCCCATGTTCCTAGACCCCACCCCCGACTTCTGGCCCCTGCCCCCCCCTATTTAATTCTACAGTAATAACAGTATGCCTAACAATATGCTTGGGCTTCTCATTGTACATAGTGCGAGTCATAGGTACATCGCTTAGATGATGCTTGGCTTGCATGAGGCATGGCATACAGACTAGGTAGCATTGACGCTTGTGATGCTGGCAGGTGAACCAGCCGGCACGATATTCTCTATCGCTCTCAATGTCCGATAATCTTTTCATACTTTGTCTCTATCAATGTCCGATAATGCAAATTATGTTAGGTCTAGTTTGCGCTTCCGTCCGATAAGGCACGTCTGATCCTTTCTAGCTTGTCCTCTAATGGCAAATTGTCTAAATCCTGAGTGTTAATATTTAATTGCTTGTCAATAATAGTGATTGATTCTTTCTTTGGCTCGATTAGCTCGTGTAAGTCCATAACAATATCAACCACGTCTTTACGGCTAGGATTATTCCTTTTCTCCTCTATCTTGGCATTTAGAATATTAATACCGTTTAACTTATGATAATCCTTTCTACAAGTGTATCGGTCAGCGTGATTGTGTAAAGTGTTCCCAATATATGAAGGATGAAGGCCGAGTTGATCGGCTATTTGTTGCTGTGTTTGTCCTGATTCGAATAGGGTAAATATCTGTAGTTGTCTTTTAGTTAAAGGCTTTGTTGTGTCTATCTTTTTGTAGGTTCTTGGCTTGAAAACTTTTTTTGCGGGAATCTTTGCGGGTAATTCGTTTGCGGGTATTATTTCTTCATTCATCGTATGATTACGATATTACGATTAAGCGTCACTGTCAAGGGTTTTTAATTAAGTGTTACTATATCTTGTATGTTGGCGAATTTTTGTGTTGATATGTAGAATATCTACCTTTTTAATCTTTATTGCTTTTGGTGTTATTTTCCTTTCTACGCACTTGACATTATCCTATATTATGCTACACTTGACACATGGATAGATCAATGGACATTAATGGAAGGGTAAACGAGAGAGAATGCCTATGAGAATGGAGGTATTAAGTTTTCTGATATTCAGAGGGAGATGTATACCACAATATAAACAACAACCAAACGAGGAGAGAGCAAACATGACAAACAATCAAATATGGGATTACATAATTGAAAACGGAATTGCAACAGAAGAAGAATTAAAGCTTGTGACTTGTATCAACGGTTTCAATGGGGAAGCTCTAAACGGTGTTATCTATGCTAGAACTGGTTATCATAGCGCAGATCAACTAATTGAATGTGAAGCATAATCACACCAACAAAACACCGCTAGAAGCGGGGAAAAGAGGGGATCATGAACACAAAATATAGAGTTGCAATAATTGACGAGGACGGGGAAGCGTTTGAACAGGGTATATTTGACTCCAAAGAAGATGCTTTAAATGCAAAAAGGGACTTAATCGAAAAAGGATTTGACTATATTTCGGTAACTTATGTTAAATAATGAAATGTTTAATGAAGCGTTTGATGTTTTATGCTTGGAGTTTAAACAGGATACTGGTTATCTAGCTCCTTGTAAAGATGCTCCATGTGGGTCAAACTACTCTAACGATTATCAAAATGAACGTGTAATGGCTTGGAAATGGTGGATGAAAGGCCGCGAAAGAGGATTAAACTATAACCAAACAAACCGTATTAAATAGGAGGGATAACATGGGGAAATTTACTGCTGGACCGTGGAAAACTGATTATAACAACGATGTCGGGCCGAATGATGAATACTTTTGGGAGTGGGTTGAAATTGTAGATGATAAATACAACGTAATAGCAAAGGTTGCATGTGGTTCAAGGATAACAGACACAGACAAAGCTAACGCCAATCTAATAGCAAGCGCACCGGATATGTACAAGAAGCTAAAAGAAGTAGTAGAGGAATTAGAAAGGAATTATGACTACTCTGCGGCTCATGGTGAGCAAAGAGCAATAGAGTCGCCTTTTAGTGGGGCTGGAAGGTTGATAAATGACATAAACGATATTATACGAAAGGTAGAGGGCTGATAATATGCGTAACACGATTATTAAATTCGTAACACGCCCTATTATATTGGTTTTAATGCTGTCTATAAGCGGGTGTAATAGTGTTGCGTTTGCGGAGTCTGATGTTGTACCTATACAGACTGTTCTACTTGAGGCCCACTGCGACGGGCTTCTTGGGATGATCTGTGTCGGGGAGGTAATACGCAATAGAGCCAAGAGAAGCGGAGAAACTCCTAGTTATGAATGTATGAAGAAATGGCAGTTTTCTTGTTGGAATAATCGGGGGACAACGACGACTAGGTTATTAAAGCATGGGCTTAATGATTATAAGCTGGCTAAACGGGCTTGGGAGTTATCAAAAACGAGTGATTATACCAAAGGGGCAACTCATTACTTTAACCCTAAGCTATGCCTGCCAAGTTGGGCTAAAAATATGGTGTTTAAGGGTAATATACTAAATCATAGTTTTTATAGTGAAAAGTAGGGGTATCGTCTAGTAATGGTCATTTGGGGCATTAAAACACGCCTACGGGCTTTAAAATGGCCCTAGCGTTGACGTGGCAAGACGTTTAAAAGGGGGTTTTATGGGTAAAATAGATAATTCCATGGTTAGGATCAAATTGTCCTTGATGCGGTTGTATAAGCAGGAACATATAAACCATAGGAAGATAGAGAAGCTTTGGAAGGATTTCTTTAGGTTACGAGATCAATGTAACGACGAACAACTAAATGAGTATTATGAAAGGATGCGGTAGATGAGTAGACAAACCGAGTATTTAAAGCGAAAGGTATTGGCAGATCCGAACAAGTGTTATCAATCGGGATGCCAGAAGGCTAAGAAGTTCGGCCATACATACTGCGAGGAGCATTTGAAGGTCAGGGCAGGATGGGCGAGGGTGAGGTATAGAAGGATGCTAGAGAGTAAAGAGGCGGTGGTGAGGGTAGAGGTTAATCCGTTGGAAGAACAGAGGGGGATATGATGAATGGTCTAGTCTGGGGTACATTGTTCTCGTTGTGTTTCTGGTCGGTTGTGGTGATTACTTGGTGTGGGTTTAGACAATGAAGAAGATTAAAAAGAAAAAAAAGCATAAGCATTTATACTCTTATGCGATTGTTTGGGGATGTGTTGGTATGAAAGAGTGCTTTGTATGTAAATGTGGAAAGGTACAAAAATGACAGACTACGAGATTGTAGATGATCTAATGCAGGGAGGGAAACTTAACGACAAGATCGCCGAGTGGTTAAGCGGGGATCAAGAACTGTGGGAGGCATGTTGTAGAGAGTTAGAGAAAGAACCGGATGTGATGAGAATGGTTGATAGCTATAGGCTTAACAATAAGGAGTAACCATGCACCTAATCAAAGAAGACGTGCTTCACCAGTTGAATGTAGCTAAGGACCGCCCAGAGTCCTTTGAGATACTAAGCCAGGGACAGCTTAGGATCATTAAGGATCATGTTGAATGGATTCATGATGTACTTGATCGGCGGGCAAGTCATCAACCTGTTAGTCAGGATAGACGCAGTCATTAAGTAATCCTTAATAACTGAAACAAGAGGGCCAGCATCCACAAAAGTTGCTGGCTTTTTTGTTGTATTACGACTTTGGAGTTTCGTTCCCGCTCCAAGTCGTTCCAATCCAACTAATATCTAATATAGTGTGTAGTTGGAGCGAAATCAGTTGGAACGAGATTTGAAAGTGTATAAGATGGGGCTTGACTTGGACTTAGGAACTTTGGAGTCCAAAAAAGGTCGTTCCAACTCGACGCTACAAGTGGCGTAGTAGTGGGAACAGCGGGCGAATTTGATGATTTCAGCAATAGTAAACGATTTTAAGTCTTTTTTACGCATAAGAAGGAATGAATCTATCATGTCTTTCTTGTTTGAACCGTCAACTCCAACGTGTCGAATGAATGAAAGAGTGGAGTCTGGATCATAGGTTAGGTGGATTTCTTGGTCTGTGTTTCTGTATGTGGACTTCTCAAGTTTCCAAAGAGTGCCTATTGAGTTGTCGTCTTCGTCTGTTTCTGATTTTATGGAGTATACTACGCTAAAATGAGCCCGAAGGAAGCGAGAACCGAACAAATCCTCTTCTTCACGCTTACCAGTCTTGTAGTTTCGTTGTCCTCTATTGGCGTGGTGGGTGAATAATACAGAGCATTTGTACTTATTCTGTATTAACTGAGAGAATGAGTTGAGATAGAATATAGATTCATCAGAGTTAAATCCGGAAGGTAGTAGGGTGTAGATTGGATCAATTATTATTAAGTCTGGATTGGTACTTCCAAATGCTTCAAATACTATCCAGTCTATTCTTGTTAGGATCTTTATTAGCGACTCCTCGTTATTTACAAACAGCCCTTGAAGTGAGGAATCTACAACTAGGTTTTTGTAATCTTTATCTGCTATCTTAGTCATTTTCTTTAGACGTTCATACGATTCGTCGATGTGACGTTCCATCTGGAAGTAAATTGTTTTGCATGGTTGGGCGACTTCGTATTGGGCAAATACTTTACCTTCGGTAGTGGTGGATTGTAATGCCATTTGAAGTGCGAGAACAGACTTACCAACTCCATCAGGACTATATAGGAGAGTTGCTGTATTCTTATAAACTAAATGTTTTATGAGTGGTTCTCGGGATTGTTTTGTTTCTATGATTGCTTTTTCTAATTCTTCTCCGAAGAGGACTGGATATTGCGAGGGGTCATACTGGATTTCTTTTTTCATGGATACTCCTAAAATTGGGTTGATAATACTTGAGTAGGTTAACATACCTGTAATTTGTATGTCAAGAGATATGTATTACTGTTAAAGAATTATTTTTAAATAATGCTTGACAAATACTTTTAAGGTAGTAAAATTGCATCATGCTAAAATTCAAAATACATTCAATCAAAAACAAGAGAGCAATTTTTAGGAAAGAAGTCAGGAAAGAAATGGTATGGCTCAGAAAGATGGGTCTTACCCTTGACAATATTGCTACGATTTATAAGGTTAGTCGACAGAGAGTTCATCAGATTATTAGGGGGAAATAATCATGGATAAGATAAGCAAGCGTGCTGAGTTCTTACAGAAACACTTTGATTTCTTGGTGTCTGAGAGGACGCTGGAACAAGGCGTGTTTACTCCGGCTGACTGTGAGTGGTTGGTTAAGAAGTTGGATGAGATTGAGCAGAGGGAGAGAGTAGGGGAGTTTGCGATATGATCTATGATAATTCCAAACTACAGCAATTTAAGAACTGTCCAGAGTCTTACCGTCTTAAATACGTTAAGTGTTTAAAGAAGGTTGAGGAAGGGGATGAGTCGCATGATAAGAACTTTGGGTCAGCGGTTCATGCGGGGCTTGAGGCATATTATAAAGGAGAGGGGATAGATAAGGCTAAAGCTTCATTCTCGAATAAGTGTCCCATTCAACTTGAGCAGACGGACTTAGCTAAGACACAGGAGAATGGGTTGGCATTGTTAGATGCGTATGTGAAGCATTATGCTGAAGAAGATAAGAAGTGGACTGTGAAGTCAGTTGAGGTTGTGGATACGTTTAAGCTGACTGACACTATTGAGTTCCAAGTTAAGATTGACCTAGTTGTGGAGCAACAAGGGTGCATCTATTTCGTTGACCATAAGACCACAGGGAAGGCGTTCAACTGGACTTACTGGGGACAGTTTGATCCCAACTCACAGATTACGGCATATACAGCTTATTGCAAGGCCAAGTTTGGTGAGTGTTCCGGTGGCATAATCAATGGGATACAGTTTGGGCATAGGCAGAGAGCATACAAGGGAGAACCTGCTGGATTTCATTTTGAGTTTCAGAGACAGTTGTTTAATAGGAATCAGGGACAGATTGAGGCGTGGAAGCAAGATACGCTTTGGTGGATTAAAGCATTAAGTGGAATGTGTGAGGCTACTAACCATATTGGTGCTTGGAAAAAGAATGAGGGTCAGTGTCGCTTCTGCTCATATAAACCTATCTGTATCTCCTGTGCTGATGAGTCTGTCATAGAACAACTTTATGAAAGGGTCAACCCCAACGAGTACCTAGAAGAGAAAGAGGTGGCAGTATGATGGTGACTAAGGAAGATATATTGGCAGGGAAGGTGAAGCAGACAACTAAGACTCTTGCAAATGGACAGACGGGAACGGGTAAGACGTTCTTTGCTATGACGCATCCTAAGTTTGCTTACTTGGGGACAGAGCCAAATGGATTGGATACGGCAAAGTCCAATCCTTTCCTTATGGATAACTTAGTATGGGCTGATGAGTTTCTTAATTCGACCACGGAAGATGTGAAGGTTACGTTTGAGAGGTTGGATAAGGCGATAGATCAGGCACATAAGGATCAGGCAGAGGGTAAGGTTGAGACTTTGGTGCTGGATAACTTTACCTACCTAAGTGAGAATCGGTGGATTTACATTAATAAGTATGAGGCGATTAGGACATCATCCGGTGCGTTAGATACTAGAGGGATGTATGGAACGCTTGGGAGATGGCTGTATAACTTTACCATAACGAAGATTCTGACGTTTAAAGGTAATGTGGTTGTTACAGCACATGTTCAGACAGAGGGCGATGAAGCTATGGAGAATAAGGTTGATAAGTCGATGACCCTATCTCCTGCCATCTTGGGTGGATTTAGACACATGGTTGGTGGAATGTTCTCAGCTTCCATATACCTTGATAAGAAAAGGATTGGAGATAATAAGTATATGTACTTGGCTCGGTGTCAGAAGGGGGCAAACTTTGAAGCAAAGAATAGGTATAATCTGCCTGAGATAGTTGAGAATGTATCGTATCAAGAGATTATAAAGTCTATCGGTAAAGGGGCCGTAACCCCTAAATAAAAGGAGAGAGAAGATGAGTGATGTGGGAGATATGTTTGATGTGCAAGACCTAACGGACGTTAAGCAGGATAAGAATTTGCTTCCTGTTACTAACGGGCTTAAGGTTAGAGTGGCAAAGGCGAATACGCAAGCTAATAAGGATAAGGATATTTATAGCCTTAAACTTGAGTTGCGTATTGTGGATGGGATTGTGAACGCTGATGGAGTGGCACAGTACGTCAATAAACCGATGTTCACGGGTATCATGGACTTGGTTTATGGTGCTAAGTTGGACATTAAGGACAGGGCAACCAACAAGTGGTGGAAGAATAACCAGCACCTTGTGGAGTTTAAGAACTTCTGCAAGGCGTTGGATATTCCGTTGTCTGGAATCGTGATTAATGACCAGTTCTTATCAGAACTTATTGGTAAGGAAGTCTTGGTTAATGTTACGCATGAGGCTCAGACGATGGCTGATCCGCAGACAGGGGAGAAGGTTAAGACTGGGGAGTTCAGGGAGAAGTTAAAAGGATGGCGTAAAGTAGAATAATGAAAACGGACACCGAGGTAGTCTTGGATGAGAAGCCATATAGCATCAAGTTCAAGATTACTTCGGTTCCTCCTTCGGTTAATAGCTTATACAATGTAATATTCTCGCTTAAGACTGTGGAGATGAAACCGGAAGTAAGACTGTGGAAGAGTAAGGCCAAGATGATGATTCCTGTGTGGAAGCCAACTAAGGTTGGCTCAAGTGGATTCCTTTATTTTAAGATGGATGTGTATACAAAACTTTACTGTAAGAATGGTACTGTACGCAAGTTTGATGTGCCTAACATGGAGAAGGTCACGATAGATGCGGTGTGTGAGAAGATTGGGATAGATGATAAGTTTATCGTGGAGAGTCATGCTAGGAAAGTAGATTGGGCTGGGGATGAGTACATGGAAGTGGAAGTTGGCTTTACTGACTGATTTTGATTGTAAAAAAGATAAACAGCCCGAGTTAATCTTAGTTAAAACGAGTTAAAGTTAGAATCCCAACAGGAGAGGTGATATGAACGAATGTTGTGAAATGATTTCTGGTTGCATTATTAATGTTCCTGATGGATGGATTAAGAAGAGGTATAACATTAGATACTGTCCTAATTGCGGTGCTAAAAGACATTTGGTGGATAGTGTGGAGTTGCCTGAGAAAATGGGAGGTTTACATAGTGATATTGCTTTGAGTAATTCTGATAGGAGAATTAATGAGATCATCTCCTATCTCGAATCTAAACCTTGGGAGTCTAAATGACACGCAAAGAACGCCGGATAGATGAAGCGATAGAGAATCTTAGGGAGGAATCCGATAGGTGTAAAAAGTTTATATCTAAACATGTTAAAGACAGAGACTTTATTAGAGCATACGAATCAGAGCGTTACTGTGAGCATATTGACTGGGTTCTAGACCAGATTGAGTATTACTTAGAAGAGGGGAGGATGCCGTGATTAAAAATAATGAGTTTGAGAAAGATTTGAGAACACAGATGTGGATTACAAGAGATCCTGATAATCCAGAATACGAAGTTGCTTGTTGGTCCGCATCCTGGGCTTTCAACAAGGCGAAGAATCTTATAAGCGACGTCTTATCAGATTATACTTATAAAACCGAACAAGTCGTTCGCATTCTTGATCGTTTGGAATCCAAACAAAAGGAGTTGGGGTTATGAGGGAGAAGAATGAGTTTGAAAAGGATTTCGAAGCGTACAAACAAGAGTTATTAGACCATGGTGGAATTATTTTCTTAGAAGATGCTGTTAGATGGGCGGCATCCTGGGCGTTTAATAGGGCGTCTGAGATTGTTAATCATTACGGAAGCTATCATAGAGGTAATATTTGTTCAAAAGCCATCCTCAAAGAATCAGAGAGATTGTTAGGTAAACAAGCCCTAGAACAAGATGGGAAGTAAAAGTTTGCTGTGCGCCGAATGGTAATCGGGGTTACTAAACGCTGGTGACACGCCAGAGAAGTTTGTCGATACCGAAAAAGTATCCGAGTAATACTCATCTTAACCAGATGACGCACAGTAATTTTAAATGAGGGGAGAGATAATGGATAGACATCAAGTAATGAACAAACTTTTTGAGCGTAATTTCATGGATCAAGTACATCGAAATGTAAAAGAAGGACTCATTGGTTCTTTGCGTAATGAATACTTATTACAAAAACCCATGAGAGAACCATACGAACAATATGTACAAGAAACAAACACGATGCTTTCTCTGCCAATATTTCATGCCATAGTGGATATGATGACTGCAAGCATTTTAAATCTTGTTTCTGGTGTATTAATTAACGAAGTGTTATCTGCAATAGAAGATATTGAAGCAATTCCAAATGAAAAACAGAAACCTTAAACGGAGGAGTCATGGTAGTTAAAGAACTATTTGATCGTTGGGAAGGAATTTTAAGGATGAAGGCTTCGGAGTATGAACATCAAGACAGGAAATACGGGGAAACGGTTTCTGAGCCGTCTATAGATACAATCTGTAACGAGATGGAAGCGTTCTTGGCGGGAGTAGAATTACTGAAACCTTAAACGGAGATAGGGGGAGGGGATGTCTACTAGCGCAGGAATTTATTTTAAATGTTCCGATAAAGAATTTGAACGGATCAAAAGATTCCTAAGTGACATAGATGCCATTACAAATAGTGGTGATGGTGGTTTTGGCTATGCTTGTACTCCCATGATCGGAACTTTAAATAAAAAAGAAAGATATATTTCTGCTCAAACGCATTGGGATTATTCTGGTGAGGAAAACGGACAACCATTTGTCTATGAGTTGAAAAGATTTCTTAAAAAACATAAAGCAAAGATTGAAATTAAAGAGGAATTTTTCTTTTAACCACCACAAGAAAGAAGGGGAGCCATGGTCGAAGTTGTAACATCAATTTCATTGTGTCAGTTATTGGAAGGAATCGAATCGTTTGTTAAGAGGACTGACAGAATAATGTTCTGCAAGTTGGACGCACAAAGGCTGGAACAGTGTGCCAAGGTAATAAGAAGAAAATTAGGAGGATCTAAGTGAACCCCTCCACCCCAAAGAAGTCTTGTGAGGAGAAACCCTGTATCGTATGTGGATGCTCTAAAGAATCTTTTGGGGACGAGTGTTATTGCCCCTGTCATTGCTCCACCTACAAGAAAGGAAAAGAAGATGAACACGCTAACAGGAATTGATCTTGAAGTAGGAGTTAAATGGAAGTGTAAGCATTGCGACCACCGCCTTGAATATGTTGACGGTCAGGAGTGGCAATTTCATTGTAACGACACTATGAGTATGATTCCGTTTTACAAACTACATCCAGTTATTTTGAAGGATGAGAAAGGAACCCACCATGCCCAAGGAAGATGAGAGGAAAAAGGAGTATCAGGAACACGATAAGAAGAATCCATTCTGCAAGATGAACCAGTATTTTGACGGTGAACTCGGAACCGCTTGCACCTGCGGAATAAGCCCAACAGAATACGAGAGGCCAGAATGACGCCCGACGAAATAAAAAAGGAGAGAACGATGCGAACAGTCAAACTTGTAAGTTTTGAACAACTGAGCGAAGAAGAAAAAGAGTTCCAATCCAACAATGGGTTTGGGAAGGAAGATGCTAGTTATATCGTTATTGAGGACGAGAAAGGAAAGCGGATTTACTCGGATGCTATGGAACCAGAGGACGCTAAATTTGGTCGTGACCTGTCTTGGATACTAGAGGAACTCAAATGACTACAGACGACTTAAAAAAGGATTGTGAGAGGAAGGCGATTGAAATGAAAGGGGGATATTCCGTTATTTTCGATGCGGAAGATTACGAAAAAGTATCTAAATACCATTGGTGTCCATTTTCAAACAACAACGGAAGGGTGGTTTATGCAATTTGTTACCACAAAGAAAATAAGGTAGTTAAGAATATCCGTATGCACCGTTTGATTATGGGTGCAAAAAAGGGTCAGTTTGTAGACCATATAAACCATAACGGTCTGGATAATAGAAAATGTAATTTGCGAATAGCGTCAAAGTTACAGAATAACCAGAACAAAAATATTCAGAGAAATAAGCACGAATTGACTTCTATCTATAAAGGCGTGTCTTATGTCATAAAGTGTAAATGCTATCGGGCACAAATATCCGTCAATGATAAGAAAATAAATCTTGGAAATTACAAGACGGAGATTGAAGCCGCTATCAAGTATGACCTATCAGCCATTAAGTATCACGGAGAGTTTGCCCATATAAACTTCCCTATTCTGAAATCCGAATCTCTCATAGTCCAGAAGAGGGTGGAGGAGTTGGAGCATTATAAAGAAATTGTCGAGTTGGCCGAAAAAGAAAACTTTGATTTTAATTTCGACCATCCAGTTATGGTTCAATGTGTTTTTCTTGAAAATAAAGTGGATGAACAGCAGAAGCAAATCGACTCGTTGCAGAAGGAACTGAGTACACAGAGAACCAAGACTTGGTGTGCTTATTGCGGAAAAGATTTTCCTGCTGATAATTCTTCTGCCGAGCAAGTTGGAGATCATATCCAAACTTGTCCGAAGCATCCCAAGAAAATAAGAGAGTATTGGGATCGGTCTAATAAAAAGAGAAAGTTGGCTAGGAGGTTAGCTAAGTGCAAAATGATTTAATAAAAGAGAACGAGATATTGAAACTCGAAAATGTGGTTTTGCGGGAGGCGTTAGACTCGAATAAGCATTGTATCGCTGATGGAGATATGCTTCCAGAAAGAAGGGCGTATGAGATTAAATTAGCCGAGACTGCTTTGCTATCAATATCCCTCCCCGTCAAACGTCTTGAGGCCCAGTTGCGAGCGGGGAAGGAGGCGGCGGGAGCGTTAACGTATTTAAGAGATAAGTTTGTTTCGCATAGTGGAGAGAATTTGGTATCCGTGATTGGAGCGGATAAAGCCCTCCAAAAATGCCGTGAGGCGGGGATGATATGAAGTCGATACTAGCCATCCTCATCGGCTTCTTCGTAGGAATCTGTGCGGTTGTGGCGGTGATTGTGGTTTGGGTGAAGGGGCTGTTTAAGAATCCTTGGAGGGTAAAATGACCTGTAGACAACTAGCACTTCGAGCAATCCTATGCCTTATCGGGTTGACTCTCTGCGTCTATGCTCTTCCATCAGATCGCATGTCCATAGACGACATCGAGGACCGGGCCTTATTAACCTCTACGAATTGCGACGGCGAGCAGGGCCGCAAGATGGAGGAAATCTACCCCCAACACTGGCATGACGGGAAGTGGGACTGCAAAGACCGGGCCAAGTATGCTTTGTATCTATTGAAGGAGAACGGTTACGAAGCGGAATGGGCTGTCCAACGGGACTCTATGAAGAATCCGGTCCATGCGTATGTTAGGGTCAAGGACGGAAAGCGGTGGATCTCTATTCTTAAGAATCCTGATGAAATGAAGCGGGTGGAAGATATCTTGGAAAGAATGCGGAGGAATGGGAAATGAAGAAATGTACCACATGTTATGGTTATGGCTTATGGCCTTTTGGTGAACCATGTCCTATTGGACCAATGGACTACAAAGACTATGGTTCTATAAAGTGTCCTGAATGCGGAAAGGGCGGAGAAGATGAAAAAGATAACTCTAAAAAATGAACACACGGAAGTATCTGCAACATTCAAAGATCAAGTTCTTCTTGATGAGGTTTTATATATTGTAGAAGGACTAATTCATTCTCTTGGGTATTGCGCTAAAGGTCATTTAGATTTTGTTGAAGATGAAGAATAGTAATCTAATAAAGAAGTATCCAAAGATACTTAAAAGTGGTGTTTGTTGTGGAGACGGTTGGTATTGGGTATTAGATAATCTTTGTTATTTGCTTCAATGGGATACCGATCATAATCATTATCCTCAGGTTGAGGCTTCTCAGATAAAAGAAAAATATGGAACTCTAAGATTTTACACCTATGGGTGTAATGAAAGACAACAAGGCATGATTAACTTTGCTGAGAGACTTTCTTCTATTGTGTGTGAGAATTGTGGTTCTATGAATAAAGTAAAACAAACGAAAGGATGGGTTATAACACTATGTGAAAAGTGCATGATGGAACATCAAAAAAAGCTAAAAGAATAGAAGTTAAGTTAAGGTGTGTCCTTAGAGACCTGGTTTGGGCTGATTGGAATGAGCTTTCAATATCCAAGGAGGATGAATTAATTAGTAATGCCATTGTAAGAATCCTCGACGTTATTATGTATGAAATGAATAAGAAATAGAATGTCTCATCGTCAGATTAAAAATAGAATTGGGCAACTTCAACATATACTCTGTAAGATAGACCGCCTATGGCTTTATCAACTAGATAAGTTCCAGTTTCAGAAAATTAAGAATGATTTATCAAAAGAGTTGGACGAGTGGTTTAGATACTGGAAAACAAAGGGGGAATAATGGGATATCAGGATAGTCTTTTTGAGGTATTTAAGTACAGTATACCCTGTAGTCAACTAAATGAACCCATATACCTCATACCATTCGGAGATGTTCATAGATACGCACCTCTTTGTGATGAGAACCATTGGTTGGAGTTTATTGATTGGGCTAAGAATAAGAAGAGATGCTACTTCTTGGGGATGGGAGATTATGATGACTTGGCTTCTTATTCGGAAAGGCGAGTACTTAATGCAGAAGAACTCCACGAATCTACCCAAGAATCCCTAGATGAAGTTTACTACAAGAGAGTAAAAGATTTCTACAAAGAGATAGCGTTTATGAAGGGGAAACTGATAGGTCTTATAGAAGGTAACCACTATGCCAAGTTTTCTAGTGGGGATACTTCCACCCAAAGGTTATGCCAGTATTTGGGGTGTAAGTACCTTGGGAAGACCTGTGCGGTAAGACTGATATTTAAGTATGGAACTAAGTCTGCTTCTATTGACCTATACGCCCATCATGGGGCTGGTGCTTCAAGGTTGGTGGGTGGGTCATTAAACAAAGTCCAGCAGATGGATAGTAATATTTGGGCAGATATCTACCTTCAAGGTCACGATCACAAGAAGTCTATAGCGTTTCAGAGTGTACTATACTTATCTCATAGTAAAACTGATGTATATTTAAAGAAGAAGAAGATTATGTATGCTAGAACTGGGTCGTTTTTGAAGGGATATGTCCCGGGGAAACCGTCTTATGTGGCTGAGAGGATGCTTACACCATGCGATCTTGGGGTGATTAAGATAGAACTAACACCCAGGAGAAGTTGCAGAGAAAATACCGATCTTATGTATATTGATATCCACGGGAGCATTTAATTGGGTGAGAAGTCTAGGGGATTATTCCCCACAGGTCAAAAAGAATGTTTCGATTGGTGTAAATGTTTAGTATGTAAAAGGAGAAATAATGGAGAGGTTTGCACAAGCAAAGGAACAGATATTAATAGAAAAAAAGAAGGTGATGGAAAAAATATGTAGAGAAAATAAAATTAAGTTTAATATTGAGGAAGAGGGTGGAGTGATATTTAGAAACAAAAGAATCTTCTTATTCGGAGAGATAAATAAGGATAAGAATTCCAGACTAGAGAAAATTAGGGATCAGCTTAGAGGAATCTAGTTATTTATCTGAACCAAACCGCCAAATAATTGCCAGCCCTTTTTAGTTTCGTCGATATTGTTCGTCGTGATTTCACCTTGATTGGTTTCGACTGATTGAGTAGGAATCGGTTTAATGATTCTACTTTTAACCACAGTGATAACACAATAGCTAAGTGTGATAATAATAGCAAGACAAACGCCAAAAACCAGAGCTTTAGCGTAATTACGGCCATCAAACACACCAAGAAGCAACTTTTTCCAAGACCAATTATCAGGCGCATCTGCCATATCTCACCTAGTCATTCTTTGCAAAAAACTTGTCTAACTGCTTTAATACCCAAGGGAACATAAGTCCGCCAAGTACGAAGCTAATAACCATAAGTAGAATAGTATTCATCGTTTCCTCCACAGTTCGCTAACCACTAACAACACGAGGGAACACAATAGTCCCCATAACCATTTTATTTGATTTGCTAGTCCCTGATATCTTGCATTACCATACTCACATGGTAAGTTATTTAATTTATCTTGTATTACGTCTATTTTACCACACAAAGATTTTCTATACTCATTAGTAGTATCCATCCAATTACCAACTCTCTCAGACAAAACCGCTAATGATCTTTTAACCTCTTCTATCTCTTCAGACACTATGAACTCCCTTCAAAGCACCACGTTTCATACCAACCCAACTCTTTACTTGGGTACTTCCTGTGAATCCGATTTTGCTTCTCCTGTTCCTCTTGTGACTTCCGGTTTTCTTCCAAGTTCTGCGGCGACTCTTTGTTTGCATTCTTGTAGTTTGGCATTTGCAATCTCCGCTTCAAGACACCGTTGACCGTATTCAGCTAACAACTCCTTACTTAAATTAATCACTCTATCTCCTTATTTAAATGCTACAGCCATCTCATCTCTACCCTGTGATAGAGAATGTCTTAACTTTATTGTTAAAGCTGTCTTTTCTACAAGAGGGTCTGTATGGGTATAAGTCTCATACCCGTCTTTGTAGATTTTTACTGTGATCGGGTTTGTCGTCGTCTTCTTGATGTACCCATCCCCTGCTGTGTAGTCCAAAGGGGACAGGGCATAATAGCCAACGGTTACGTCCTGTGTCGTGATGACTCCGGCGGCATCGGTAGCGGCAGTGGCAAATAATGCCCCGGTAGAGTCATAGATGTTCACCGTTGCCGCTTCGATTGCGTTCCCGGCCTCGTCT